GCACAGATCTCAAGACATGGAGGATTGGCGGTGGTGCAGCTGGACAGCTAACCATTGAACAGGTCAATGACGCATACTCCGCGGCTAACGCTATCGTTACAGTGACTAAGCCTGGCACCAATGCCACGGGCAACTTGGCCGTTACAGGCAACATAACTGCCTCACTTGAAATAACCGCATACTTCAGTGACCTGCGACTCAAGGACAACATCAAGATCATCACCAATGCCATGGACAAGGTCATGGCCATCAATGGTGTGTACTACAATCCAAACCAGCTGGCAGAAGATCTGGTTGGCGAGAGTCGGACCACAGACAAAGTTGGTCTTATCGCACAGGAAGTGGAGGCTATCATGCCTCAGGTCATAAGATCTGCACCCTTTGACATAGGCACAGATGGCCACAGCGTGAGCGGCGCTAACTACATGACCATACAGTACGACAAGCTGGTGCCGCTGCTGGTCCAAGCCATCAAGGAGCAGCAGGCCCAGATTGAATCGCTGGAAGCAAGAATAACCACGTTGGAGCAGCACCAATGACCACCAACCAGACGCTATGGTTAGACGCAGACGGCCTCAGGGTTGGCGGCACGCAGCTGGTAGCTACAAATGGTTCTGTTGGCATGGGCACAAGCAGCACCTATGGTGCACTGACCGTGGCCGGCACAGCCACGCAGGCCGCAGCAGTGTTCTTGGGCAACGTGGGCATAGGCAGCGCAGTGCCACAGTATGCGCTGGACATCACGGGCAACCTCAACAGCACCAATTACAGCAGCAGCCCAGGCGGTGCCGTGCAGACCTTTGGTCAGAGCGTGAACGCACCCTATACCATACCCAGTGGCAAGAACGCACTCAGCGTGGGCAACCTTACCATAGCCACAGGTGCTAACGTGACCGTACAGCCAGGATCCAGATGGGTGATAGTGTGATGGAGATTAAGCATGGCCGTTAACCTTCAGGCAGTGCCAGGTACAGGATTGGTGATCACGCCTGACAACTCGGGTAACATGACCTTCAGCACTGGTCTTGGCACAGGCAACGTGATCACTCTGCCAATAGGCACGGGTACCTTTGCAGTACAGGGAGTGAGCACGAATATCGTACAGAGTACGTCTCAGCCAACAACTTCTGGTTCGGCATTCTTGTTCACTGGCATACCTTCATATGCTAAGCGTGTTACTATTATCTTTAACGGCGTGGGACAAACAGGCACAGTAAACGGTTTGGTTCAGATTGGCTCTGGTTCGATTGCGTCATCTGGATATGTCAGCGCAGCGCTTTCAACGCAGAGTGCAGCGTCAGGTTCGGCTAGTAGCACCAGTACAGCAGGGTTTATCATCTGGGATGCATATAATTCTTTTCCGTTTTCTGGGCAGGTGGTGTTATTGAACATATCTGGTACAACTTGGATAGCCAGCGGTTACTTGGTGAATACAGGTGGATCTAGAGGTGCAATGAGCTCAGGATCAGTGACACTGTCTGGTACATTAGATCGCGTTAACATAACCGGTGTCACAGCTCCGACTTTCAATGCTGGTGCTATCAACGTAATTTACGAATGAGATCAAAACAATGACCACCATAATAGACGGACAGGCAGGCATTACCTTCAACGACGCAAGCGTGCAGGGCACAGCTGGCTACACAGGTTTCCGCAATCGCATCATCAACGGTGACATGAGGATCGATCAGCGCAATGCTGGCGCAAGCGTGACCCCAACTAGCACAGGTGTTAGGAACTATATTACTGATAGATGGGGCATATACATTAGCCAAGCCAGCAAGCTATCTGCTCAGCAGAATGCCGGATCAGTCACACCGCCCTCTGGTTACACCAATTATCTTGGCATGACATCGCTCAGTGCCTATTCACCGGTAAGCAGTGATCTCATATTGCTACAGCAACCCATAGAGGGATACAACATCAGCGACCTAGCCTGGGGTACCGGTTTGGCCAAGACTGTGACCATCAGCTTCTGGGCCTACAGCAACCTCCCAGGCAATTATAGCGGCGCCATAGTGAATAACGCTGCTTCGAGGAGCTATCCATTCCTATACACTATCTCTGCTGCTAACACTTGGCAGTATTTCACTGTTGTGATACCCGGCGACACAGGCGGTGCTGGCGCTTGGCTTACCACCAACGGTGTGGGATTATATGTGAACTTCAATCTGGGCACTGGCTCAACCTATCAGGGCACTGCAGGTGCCTGGACTAGCGGTTCGTACTGGTCAGCAGTTGGTGCTGTAAACACAGTGGCTACTTCTGGTGCTACTTTATACATCACCGGTTTCCAGTTCGAAGTTGGCGGCGTAGCTACGCCATTTGAACGTAGGAATTTTGGGGTGGAGTTTGGTATGTGCCAGAGATATTATTTCCAGATAGGCGGAGTTTCCGCTCAGCCTCTGCCAACCGGACAAGCATCATCTGGTACACAGGCATATATCCCTATACTCTTCCCTGTCACGCTAAGAACAGCACCATCTGGTAGCAATTTTTCAGTGTCTGCTAATTCTGATTGGTACATGGTCAACGCTGCGGTAAACACATCACTAGCATGGACTGCCAGCACAATAACCAATGCTGATGTACAGACTGCACTGCTTCAGATAACTGTGGCATCTGGATTGGTAGCAGGCAATGCATCATTTGCACAGGCTGCTAACACATCGGCACGCATCAAATTTTCAGCGGAGCTATAAACCATGAGCATTATCATCGACGGCAACAGCGGCATCAGCACCGCAGGTGGCACGCCCATAGTGAACACAACAACCAATCCAACCTCACTGGGTACGGTGACCAGCATCACCAGCATAGGCAACGTGAGCGTAACTGGCGTAGGTTATGGTCATGCCTTTGCTGATGGCAGCCTGCAGACCACCGTTGGCTACACAGGTTTCCGCAACCGTATCATCAATGGCGACATGAGGATAGATCAACGTAATGCGGGTGCAAGTGTTACGCCGACAAATGGTCAGTATTCTGTTGACCGTTGGTATTATCAAGTTACGCAATCCTCAAAATTAACGGCGCAACAATCTTCTGTTGCTCCAGCGGGTTTTAGCAATTCCTTACTAACCACATCTTCTTCTGCTTATAGCATTGTAGCGGGGGACGCTTTTAACGTCGCCCAAAACATTGAAGGGTATAATATGGCGGATTGGGCTTGGGGAACTTCAAGCGCAAAAACTATTGTACTTTCGTTTCAAGTATATTCTTCTTTAACTGGAACTTTTGGTGGTTGCGTATCAAATAGCGCTTTCAACCGTTCTTATCCGTTTACTTATTCTATTAGTTCAGCAAACACGTGGACTTCAATTTCTGTTGCCATTCCCGGCGATACAACTGGAACTTGGTTAACAACCAATGGTGTTGGTTTAAGAATTTATTTTGGGTTGGGTGTTGGTTCTACATACAGCGGCACTGCAGGAGCTTGGGCGGCGGCCAATTATTTTTCTGCTACTGGCGCAGTATCAGTGGTTGGCACATCTGGCGCAACCTGGTACATCACAGGAGTGCAGTTCGAAGTTGGCAGCACAGCTACTGTGTTCGAACGCAGGCAGTTTGGGGTAGAAGTGGGTTTATGCCAGCGTTATTACTGCAAGACCTTCGCTCTTACTCAGATACCAGGCAACAATCTGCTCACAGCTGGTGCGCTACGCGGTACGGCAAGGACCATCAACGCTAGCTCACAGATAGAACCAGGCGTGACCTGGAGATTTCCGGTCAGCATGCGAGCAACTCCCAGCACCATAACCTTGTACTCTCCCGCAGCCAGCGGCGCCACCAACGGTCAGTGGACCAACGACGGTAATGGATCATACAGCGCCAACGCACGCGCCATATTCCAGAATGCAGATGGTCTCACCATAGACAACACGGGCATACTGCTGGCCGCCAGCCAGCCATGGATCATACATGCAGCAGCTGATGCAGAGCTTTAATGCAGCCATAAATATCACCAGCTGAACAGGAACTCACATGGCCAACTCACCCGCATATGGGCTAAGCAACTACGCTCTCACAGTGCAGAGCACCACTGATAACCTGTTGGTGTACAGCAACACCACCACTGGCAACACTGAGTTCAGCGTGGACGGCACCGGCAACGTGGTGATCGCAGGCAACGTGTGGAGCACTGGTGCCAGCACCAGTTACCTTGGTGGTAGCGTTGGCATCGGAACCACTTTGCCAGTTGGTAAGCTGCACGTTGAATCTGCTGGTACGAATTATATCTATACTCGCAACAGTGCCGCAGCTGGCATTGCCGGCGTGATTTTCCAAAACACAACAGACACTAGGTCTTGGAGAATAAGCGGTACTGATTTCCAGGCCTATGATAACAGTGCCGGCGCTGCTCGTATAACCATAAACAGCAGCGGTCAGGTTGGTATCAATGCCACTAACCCCACTAACATACTTCAGATAACCACACAGTCTCAGGGCACTGATGGCATCGTGCTCACTGGATTCAACAACACGTCCAGTTTCCGCAACGGCAGCCTACAGTTCAGTCCTAACATGAGCCAAGGCAACAACAACGGGTTAGTGCAGCAGGGGGATGCTGCCATAATCTTCAGTTCAAATGCCAATGCTAATTCTGGTAACTTGGTCATAGCACCATGGAACAACATCGCTGCCAATGGCCTGCGCATGAACAGCAATGGCAACGTGATGT